AAACTGGTAGAGATGCAAGAATAACGATTACTGCAATCAATGGTGTGGACACACTGTACCTCACAAATGTACAAGGTCAGTTCAATACTAGTGGAACGGAGTTTGCTGTAGGTGCTGCCGTAAGTTATTACAGTGATGCAACCACTATAGTTTCTGCCGCAGGAACTAATATCGTTTCTGCTTCTGCAAATGGGGGTGTCTATTCGGGAGATTATTTCAAGGTAGACCACTTCAATCACGGAATGTATTCGACTACTAATAAAGTTGTAGTTAATAACATTAAATCAGATGTTCCAGCAACAGTATTGACTTCTCAAGTAACACTTGATGAAGTATCAACGATTAGTGTTGCTTCTACTGAGAACTTTACGACTTTTGAAGGAAGACCAGTTGGTGCAGGATATGTTGGATATGTTAAGATTGGAAATGAGATTATTGGATATAACAATGTTGGTAGTGGAACACTAAGCATTTCTCCAAGTGGCAGAGCTATCGATGGAACTATCTCCGTTAATCACTTCTCAAATACTGTTGTAGAAAAATATGAGTTTGGTGGAGTTTCACTGAGAAGAATCAATGGGATTACTACATCCATAGTTGCACCAATCGACATTGATAGTTATCATATTAAGATTGATAGATCAAGCACTAAAGGAAATAGTAGAATAAATGATGGAGCAACTGCAAATGCTCCACAACTTTCATTCAATGATGAAAAGTTAGTAGGTGGAAATAAAGTAACTGCATCAGAAAACTTGATGTATGATTCTGTAATTCCTTCATACGATATTCTGACACCAGGATCAACAACTTCTGTAACTGGAAAAATTAGAACTGTAAGTTCAACAAGTGTTGATGGCACAGAAGTTTCTTTCAATGATAATGGATATGAAGATGTTCAACTCAATTCTCTCAATGCTTTAAACTCTGTTCGAATGGTTGCATCTGAGGTAAATCAAGATCAATATCTAACCGCTTTACCGAGAAAGAAATCATTTACGACTGCAATTACTTTTAACTCCAGTGATCCAAATAATGCACTTTCTCCAATACTGGATTTAGAATCGGCAAGATCGGTATTTAATTTGAATCGAATCAACAAACCAATCACAAATTATCCTGGTGATAATAGAGTGAATTCCGTTCTTGATGATCCACACGCATCGGTATATTATTCAAACATAACTAATCTCCAAAACCCTGCATCTGGACTTAAAGTTATCATTGCTGCAGAAAGACCTGGAGATGCCGATTTCAGAGTTCTTTATACAACTATAAAGGCAGATTCTAGTGAAATCGAACAATCCTATGAGTTGTTCCCAGGATATAATAATCTGAAACAAACAACCGAAGGACTGTTAGTTGTTGATCCATCCAGAAATAGTGGATTGCCCGATAGAAAAGTGAGAGCGAGTCTAGATGGAGAATTCTTAGAGTATGAGTTTACTGTTGATAATCTAGATCTCTTCACTGGTTATGGAATTAAGATTGTAATGTCAAGTTCTAATCAAGCACAAGCACCTCGTTTTGCAGATCTTAGAGTTATAGCACTCAGATGATAAAAGTAGAAGGACACTCAAATCTTTATCGAGATGAAAATACCGGTGCTATCGTAAACTGCGATACTGCCGGTTATAATCAATATGTTAATTCTTTAATACAAAAAGATTTGCGTAAAAAGGAGTTGGATGATATGAAACGTGATATTGAAGAAATAAAATCTTTACTTAAAGATTTTTTGTTAAAATGATTGCTTCAATAATTCATATAAATATCTAAAGGATAATAATTCATAAAAATAATGGCAGTTTATGTATCCAATATCTTGATCGAGCAGGGATTTGATTTTTCAAGTTCTTTTGCTTTAGGAGATTCTAGAACAAATTCTAGTCTCAATATTACTGGATATGGTGTTACTGCACAACTGAGAAAAAATCCTTCTAGTTCCACATCAGTTTCTTTTACATCTACAATTTTAGATGCGGAAGTTGGCATCATCCAACTTTCTCTGACAGATGAGCAAACATTAAGTTTAAAGCCTGGAAGATATGTTTATGATGTTATGGTTGAGATTGGGGGATTGGATTCTGGAGGAGCAAAATATAAAGCATTTGAAGGTATGGCTTTAGTAAGACCGGGGGTAACAAGGTAATGCCAAGTATACCAGATAGAATTGGTGGTCAAGGGGTAATAAAAGTCCTTTCAAATATTAGTGGATCATCTGTATCTAGAGTTTTAGATTTAAGTGATGTTGACGCATCATCTTTGGCTGATGGATACTTTTTAGAGTATAATGCAAATACATCTAAATTTATTACAACAGATACATTTAGATTTGTAAGAAATATAAATGTAACCGACACAACAACGACTCAGAATCTTGATGTTACTGGAGTCACCACTTTTAGAGGTGACTTATATGTAGGATCCGATTTATATGTACAGGAATATTTAATATATCAAAATAATTTTAATGGTCCAAATGGTATAGGATATTTTAATAATGACGGAAAATTGGTAAGCACTGGAAACACTTCAACTGCGATAGAAACGAGTAATTTTATACTAACAACTGATGAACCATCAGGAATTGTTACCTGGACTAGTGTTATTGATGGAGGTGTTTACTAATGTCAAAACCAAGTAGTAGGCAGCAATTAATTGATTATTGTTTAAGAAGATTAGGTGCTCCCGTATTAGAAATTAATGTAGATGATGATCAAATCGATGATTTGGTCGATGATACAATTCAATATTTCAATGAACGTCACTATGACGGTGTTGAGAGAATGTATTTAAAGTATAAAGTTTCTCAAGATGATTTAGACAGAGGAAAAGCAAATGGAACGGATGGGGTTGGTATTGTAACAACAACGGGAACTTCAACAAATATAAGTGGATTGGGAACTATAACTTCAAACTTTTATGAAACATCGAATTTTATTCAAGTTCCAGATTCAGTAATTGGAATTGAAAAAATATTTAAATTTGATACCAGTTCAATTTCTGGTGGAATGTTCAGCATAAAATATCAATTATTTTTGAACGATTTATATTATTTCAATTCCGTTGATCTTTTGCAATATGCAATGACTAAATCATATCTTGAAGATATTGATTTTTTACTTACAACGGAAAAACAAGTAAGATTTAATAAAAGGCAAGATAGATTATATTTGGATATAGATTGGAAAGCACAATCTAAAGATACATTTTTTGTGATTGATTGCTATAGGGCACTAGATCCAGAATCATTCAATCAAATATACAATGATTCTTTTGTAAAAAAATATCTTACTTCATTGATAAAAAGACAATGGGGACAAAATTTGATTAAGTTTAATGGAGTTAAACTTCCTGGGGGTATTGAGTTAAATGGAAGACAAATATATGAAGATGCAGAAAGAGAATTGGATGATATTAAACAAAGAATGGCATCTGAATATGAATTACCACCTTTAGATTTGATTGGTTAATTATGGCACTGAATCCCTTTTTCCTTCAAGGATCATCTGGAGAACAAGGTCTTGTACAAGACTTAATAAATGAGCAGTTAAAAATTTATGGAATAGAAGTTTATTATATTCCAAGAAAACTTTTAAAAACTGATAATATATTAAATGAAGTTCAATCATCAAAATTTGATTCAAGTTTTATAATTGAAGCATATTTAAACAACTATGATGGATATGCTCCAGGTAGTGATCTTATGACCAAATTTGGTTTAAGACTCAAAAATGAAATATCTTTAGTTATTTCAAAGGAAAGATTTGAAGAATCTATTTCTCCATATTTGGCAGAAATAATGTCAGTATCTCAAATATACTATCCAGGAGAAGATTTAGTATTTGTTGATAGACCCAAAGAAGGAGACTTAGTTTATTTTCCACTTGGAGAAAGATTATTTGAAATTAAGAGAGTTGAAGTTGAAAAACCCTTTTATCAGTTAGGAAAAAATTATGTTTATGAGATATCTTGCGAACTCTTTGAATATGAAGATGAAGAAATTGATACCGGCATTTCGGAAATTGATGAAGTTTTAGAAGACGTTGGATATATTACTGATCTAAAGTTGGTTGCTTTTGGAGGAACTGCAGAATGTCAAGCATCAGTTAGTTCTCTTACTGGAGTCAGTAAAGTTGTTCTTTTAGATGATGGTTCAGGATACACTGAAATACCTACTGTTACAATTAGTGATCCTGGAGGAGATCCAGATACAAGTGGAATATTAGGTGCCCTCCCAACATCGCAATATTCAAAAACTGCCACGGCCGTAGCAATAACAACTTCTGTCGGAGGTATTCAATCAATAAAGGAGATTTTAATTACAAATACTGGATATGGTTATACAGAGCCACCTACAGTGACTATCACTGGAGGTAATGGTTCTGGTGCTATCGCAACATGTATTATATCAACAGGTTCTATTTTAAATATTGGAATCACCGATAAAGGAGACAGATATTATCAACCTCCAACAATTACAATAGATCCTCCAGTTGGTGGAGGAACAACAGCAACAGCTATATCAAGAATTCAATCAGGAAGACTTTCTGAAGTTTTAATAACAAATGCTGGTTCTGGATACACAACAATACCAAATATTACTGTTTCTCCACCACCTTCTGTAGGATTTGGTACTTATATTGTATCTGAAACTGTTACTGGATCTCTTTCTGGAGTTACTGCCGAAGTTAAGTCATGGACTAATCCTGGACAAGATATTGATAAAACTTTAAGAGTTTCTATAAATAGTGGAACATTTAGTGAAGGGGAAAATATTGTTGGATCATCTTCTTCCGCAATATATACTTTAAAGACCTATGATTTAGATACCTCATCAAGTGATCAATATTCAGACAATGATGATTTTGAATCGGAGGCAGATAAAATACTAGACTTTACAGAATCAAATCCATTTGGTACATATTAATGTTAGGAACATATTACTATCACGAGATCATTAGAAAAACCATCGTGTCATTTGGCACACTTTTTAATGATATTCATATTCATCATAAAAATGATTCAGACAATACTATTTCTGATATGAAAGTTGGTTTATCATACGGACCTTCTCAGAAATTTTTAGCAAAAATACAACAGCAGGCAGAATTATCAAAATCTGTTGCTATTACACTTCCAAGAATGTCATTTGAGATGATTGGAATACAATATGATCCAACAAGAAAAACTGGAATTACCCAAACATTTAAAGCTTGCGATGATGGAGGGAATGTAAAAAAGGTATATATGCCCGTTCCTTATAATATTACATTCGAATTAAATATTTTTAGTAAATTAAATGATGATGTACTGCAAATAATAGAACAAATATTACCATTTTTTCAACCATCTTTCAATTTAACAATTGATTTAGTCGATTCTATCGGAGAAAAAAGAGATGTTCCTATAGTTCTCGATAGTATTGATTTTCAAGATGACTATGAGGGAGATTTTGCAACTAGAAGAGCACTCATTTATACTTTAAGATTTACTGCAAAAACACACCTATTTGGTCCTATTGCAGATTCTACAGATGGTCTTATTCGTAAGGTTCAAGTTGATATGTATTCGGGTACAAACACTCAAACTGCAAAACGTGAAATGAGATATACTGTAACACCCAAATCACTTGAAGATAAGAATAATGATGGAG